CCATTAACCCTGCATCTTTGTACAATGCCTTTAGTTCACTGGTTTGTAGTTCACCTTCAATTAAACCAATCCGTTTAAGTTCGATAACCTTGTCTCTTAACTCTTGATTGGTAGAATTTAAAATTTGTGTTCCTGATATTTTTAGAGCTTCTTGAAATGCCTTCAAATCTTTGGGCTTTAATGGAATATTGCCTTGCATAACCATAAACTGAAAACCCGACACAAAGTTTCTAACTTGAGTTTTAAATGAACCAATGGTTTTCATGTATTTCGTTGCGGCAATTCCTGAATAGTATAACTTCATGAAGTTGCTACCCAATCCTTGAACTTCATTCAATCCGTCCATGGCTTCGGCAATGTCTCGTGATGTATACAACCCTGCCAATGGGTTAGACTCGCCTTTAATCCGAACGCTAAATTCACGACCTTCGGGTTTTTCAAAAAAGTAAGTTCCCATTCCAATATCCCGTGCCTCACTTAGAAATTCATGCTTGCTAATTAATGTTGCCATGCGATCTATTGATTTGGCATACGTGGCAGATGGGTCTAAGTATTGCCCCCATAACTCACGAATTTCTAATGGTATTTCTTTTCGCTTTTTAAGTATTCCCAATGCTTTTGCGTTTTCTTTGGTCAATAATCCACGATACATTTGTTGTTGTTCGGTTATTAAAGCCTCGGTAAACCCTTCAATATTGTTTTCAGTAAGTCCAACATATTCCAATTTCTTTTGCATCTCTGGGTCACGAATATCATATATCTCGCCAAAACGATTTGTGTATTGTGATTTATGCATAAAGGCAATATTGAGTACCCCTTGCGTGTACTCCTTTTTCATTGCATCCAATTCATTGATAAGGTCATACAACGCATCTATATCGGCATCTCTTTTATCAATCCGACTTTTTTGACGTTCAATTTTAGACTTTAATTCTGTTTGCTTTCGTTTTAAATTTTGATTTGCAATGGTTTGAATTTCATTTTTGATTCGATCAATTTCATTTTCTATTTTTTCAGCCGTTTTGATTTCTCTTTTTAAAAGCCTTGTTCGTCTGAGAACGATTGATTCTTGTTGGGGGGTGAGTTCAGTTCTTGAGGCTGGTTGCTGTTCTTTTTCGACATTTTTTCTGCGGCTCTGTTTGCGTTCAAAACTTGGCGGACCAAGTTTAAAGCTCTGTTTGATATTTCTTGCTTTTTGGATTTTTCGTATTGCATCAGTTATTTCCTTTTGTGAATATTTATCTTTTTCGGCAACGCCGTCATTCAAGTAAAATTCTATTGTATCAAAATTTTCCATTGCAAGAGATTGCAATGCGTATTCTGGCACATCTTTAATTCTTTCAACTAAATTTTCATCCCTAAATGCTTCTCCAATTGCAATTTCTTCACTTTGCAAATAATCTTCATACAATGAAATAAATTTTTCAGTTTGAACTGCTGTTAATTTTTCACCATTAATTATTTTCTGTAAAATTGGCAATGTTTGACTTTTAGCTCGCCCCTTATTCCAGTCTGGAAATGAACTGTACTCAGTTGTCATAACCCCCTCTAAATTAGCACTTCGTCGTCCTGCTCCTGACTCAAAAATTCTTTGATACATGTTTTCAACATAATCTTTTTTAATTTGTATTGGCTCATTATTATTAAATGGGTCGTTAAATGTAATTATGTTGGGGTCTGTTTTCTTTTGAGTTACTGTTTGAGTTTCCTCGATCTTTTCTGTCGCAACATCTTCAATCCCCAATGTCTTACCCAATGCCTTAAATTCTGGTCTTGAATCCTTTAAAATTTGTTGCAATTTATTTAAACGATTTGTATTAACCTTTATGCCTCGCTCGGTGTACTTGGGCGTTCTTTTTTTATTGGCCTCTAAAAAAGTTTTTTCTTTGAATTGTGTTTGAAGTTTATCTTGCTCTAAATTTAACTTGGAATCAATTCGTGTTCTTAGACTATCAACTTTACCAGATAAGTCATCTTTAAATTTTTGTATTTTATTGGCATCTTTCGTCAACTGAAAATCTTTGGCCCTTCCTACGCCCAACGATTGATTTTCATTATAAAAATTATAAACGTCTTTGGTCATGTTCTTTCGTATAAATGCTTTTGCTCTGTTTCTGACATCTTCGGGAACTTTTTTGCTCCAATTTGGGTCATCATGAACTTGATAAGCCCGTGTAACATAAAATCCCTTGTTCTTGTCTACAACACCAACCAAGTCACCCTCAACCACACCTTCATCAATCATTTGTTGACTTAATTTGTCGATGTGAGTTCGCATTTTTTTCAAGCTGTCTTGTAAGGGTTCCAACTTACCAACCAAGCTGGCTTTTCCTTCCAATGCCATATTCATGGATTCAATATCATTTTCATTGAACTCAATTTTGGATTGAGCTTTTTGAAAGTCAAAGTTAGTAAACTTCAATTCTTGCAATTCGGCATTCAATCGACTGTCGGCTTTGGTTTTAACTTGGTATATATCTTTGGGCATTGCCCCTGAACTTGTTAAATATTTCTTGCCTAATGATTTTACATTTTTGACCAATTCTTTTGCATTGGCCATTTTATCAATTTCAATTTTTTCTGATTCTTCAATGGGCTGTTCTTGTTGTTCAATAGTAGTAGTAGGGGAGTCCTTACTCAATGCGGACCCAACCCCTGACACACCGCCACCAACAATCCCACCAATTAATGCGGACTCGCCAGCACCTTCAAATGATTCAATTCCAAACTCATCGTCAACCGCAACATTTGATATAACTTGTTGAACAAATTCCTGCGTGGCCTCTTTTCCTGCCTGCGTTAATGCTTTTCTAATTTTTTCGCCTTCGGGGATTTTTGAAAGCAATCCCTGATTTAATAAAATATTGGCTGGGATATTAGCAAAAAATGTTTCATTGGCGTCTCTTTGAGCTTCATCTTCTGTTTTCCCCATGGCTTTGGCTTCATTGTATGTTCCACCTGCTTCGGCACTGGCTTCAACAACGCCCATTGCGGATGTTCCAAGCAATGCCGCAACTTTGGGAGCGGCTTGTGCAGCTCGTGCCGTTCTTGCAAACCCTAACCCTGGAATTAAAAATGAGGCCATACTGCCAAACCCACTGGATACTTTTTCATCAAATGTTGGGTCTTGAACGGTTGTTTTTTCCAATGCCAAATCTAATACCTTTGCTATTTTATCTTCCTTTTCACGATTATCAATAAAATCAATGCCTGTTTTTTCAGTACCAAACAATGTTGGGTTTTTCATTTTTAAAAAGTCATACGTGTTTTTAATGGCTGATATAGCACCCTGACCAAAACTTTTGGCTAGTCTAACAGGTTTTGAATTTGTACTGTCATCACCAAACAAGGCCAAAAAGTTCGGGTCTTGTGTTGAATCAGTTGTAGTTTTTGGCTGACTAATGGTCTCATCACCAAACAAGGCCAAAAAGTTCGGGTCTCGTGTTGAATCAGTTGTAGTTTTTGGCTGACTAATAGTCTCATCACTAAACAAGGCCAAAAAATTCGGGTCTTGTGTTGAATCAGTTGTATTACTAAATAACGCCAAAAAGTTCGGGTCTTGTGTTGAGTTACCTAGTGCCATTTATTCTATCAAATTCCTGTTTTAACACATTGATTTGTGCTTCATCAAATGGTTTGCCATATTGTCTTTCTAAGTTATCTAAATATGATTTAAAGTCTGCATCTGAATTGTTAGGCGGTGGATTATAAAGATTTTGGACACTAAGATACCTTTTCTGTGCCTCTTTGGGGGGGATTCCTAATTCAACTTGACGCAACACACTTTTTTGCTCTTGTGATTGGTATGACACTGCTTCATAAATATCAATGTTACCATTGGCATCTCTAACCCCTTTTATTTTTACATTGGACCCAACTGGAATATTAGAGTTTAATTTTTTCTGCAATTCTTCTGTCATTTTTGTAACTGTTACAATTGCCACGTCTTTTCCTTTTTGCTCAAATGACAACATATTAATACCAAAGCTAGCAAATACAGGTGCTAAATTTGGGTTCTGCTTTGCCATTTCGAATTTTTTATTGGCTTCCTCAACTTTTCCTTTTTGCAATAAATTGCCAATGGCTTTCCCTTCACTGTCCATCCACATTTTAAATACATCCATATTGTTTTTTCTGGCTAATTGCTCTTGCTTTTTCATATTCAACATAAATTCAAGTTGTGATTTTTGGCCTTGTTGAACGGCATCGCCAATACTTTTTACGCCATATTGTAATCCTGAATAATCCAATTGTCCTCGTGCCATTAAACCACTCCTCCTGACCCCATATAATTTTGATTCATCATGTTCATGAATTGATTGTTATTGTAAGCATTTAATCCTTGCCCAATTCCTTGCATGATTAATCCTGAACTCGCTAAGGCTCCTTGATTGGCCGCTGTTGATGCATTGATTAAGTTTTGAGCGTAATTGGATGCCCCTTGTGTCATGAGGCCAGCCACTTGACCACCAACACCAATTTTAATGTTAGCTTTATTTTGTGCGTCCTCTCTGAGAATTTGGGCTTTATTTAATAAGGTGTTTTTTCTCATTTGTGCCCTGGCTTCATTCAATGACAACCCCAAATTGTATTTATTTTGATAATAACCTCGGGTGTTGGCCGCTTGTGCATCGGCAAATCCTGTCCGTGCCGCCGCTAACCCTCTAGCTCCTTGTTGGTCAACTTGTGCTAGGTTAACTCCTCGTTGGGATTCTAAACCTGCAATCTGTTGTGCTCTATTTTGCAAAATTCCTGCCACATTGGAGTCAGCCGCAAACCCTTGAGCGGATAACCCTCGTGCCTCATTTAATTGACGCTGTGTTTCTTCGGCGGTTAATTGGTTCGTTAAGTCTAACTCTTGCTCCAATGCCTTACCTGAAAAAATATTGCCTGACATTTTTTGACGACGTTCCAATGCTTTTCGGCCTTCACCCAATCGAAATTCATATATCGGGGTTCCTTCAATGGCTCCGTACTTATCCAAATGCTTTGTTCGTTCTTCTTCTGTGAGCATCCCAGTTAAAAACTGTTGACGCTCCAATCCTCGACGACCTGCTTCTTGGTATGGCTTAAATAAATTGGCCGCTTTTTCCGAATCGCCTGTGATTTGGGCAATGGCTTTTTCTGTCGATTTATTGATATGCTTTTTTGGCTCGACAATCCCATACTGAACCAAGTCTCTTAACACCAATTCCTCTGCCGAAGCGTATATTTCGCCAACTGAATTGTACCACTCATCAAGCGTTGCAATTGCTCCTGCTTCTGACTTATTAATCGCATCAATGTATGCAATTTCTGCTTGATCTAGTAAACCTACTTTATCTGTTGATAAATTATCTAGTATTGGTTGTTTTTTATCTTTTAACTCTTGTATCTGTTGATCATAATTAGCAATTTCCTCTGATAAGGTTTCATACAAAACTGTTTGACCTGTTACCGCCTTCATCATATCAAGTTCATCCATTTCTTTTTGCGATTCATCTCTTTGTTTTACTAACTTCTCTATGTCACTATCAATGTCATCGATTTGGCCTTGATATTTTGCTTTCATCTCATCAGATAAGCCCATGGTTTGAAGTTGTGCCAATTCAATGTCAGAAATCGCCTCATCCTTATTTTTTTCTAATAGCTCTTGTGCTTTTTTATACGCCTCAAGTTCTGCCTCTGCTGAAGTTTTAATTGCTTCTGCCTGATCTTCACCTGCTTGCTTTGCTTGATCAGCGGCGTATATTGTTGCCCCTGCTGTAACTACTGTGACGGCTGTTGCTACCCACGACATGATTCTACCTCCTTATTTTTAAACATGATTTTTTCCTTAAACTCATTTAACTCTTTATCATCAACCAATGGGTTTTGTCGTTTATCCAAGATTTCGTTTTCAATTTCTTTAATATCTGTCTTGTCTGTTGCATGAAACGTAATAAAAATTGTATCTTCTTCAATATAAGCCAATCGACGAGTATTGGGTTGAGTAACGCCAGTATAGGGAGCCTCAATTGTTTTTATGTTATCGCCACCATCATAGATTTTTAACTTGCCTTTAAGAACAACAAATGGGTGATTTGTGACATGAATCATGCTTGTCGCCAATGTTCCTGCTGGGAAAAAAACTTCACGAATATACATCCCATCGGTGAAACGATGCTTCACTGGGCAATGTGCTGGTTTTTGCTTTACGGCAAATGCCTCAAATCGATCAATAATATCATTTCTTTTATTGATCACCTCGTTTTTATCGTTTTTAGTTATGCCGCTACCCATAAAATTATCCTTCCTCGACTTTTAAATGTCGCATCGCCTGAACTCGTTAAATTAAAATCTGCTGAATTAAAAAAACTGCCCCGTGTAATTGTGACGTTTTTTGTGGTTGAATCCACATAAATAGAATCGAAATCGTCAGTACCAGAAAAATAGCTTTTGGTTTTGTCATCGTTGTAAATTTGAACGGATACATTTAGCACGGACTTATAATTTATGTCATCTAATGCTTGCTTGTATTCCACGGTTTTTGTTGCATCTGTACTCATATCCCAATCCCCAATTTCAACAACAAAACACTTGGTTAATACACTACCACCCAAACGTGTGTAAATTGAGCGAAGAAACTCATATATCCCGTCAATATTTGGAATGTATGGCACTCTAAACATCTTGAACGTCCAACCTCTCTGTTACGCTACCAATTGCAAATGGCGTTCGATCTGTATGAGCTATTCGATATTGCCGTGACTCATATTGCCCTAAATCAAATTCTTTGACGGTAAACTGTGTGTTAGAACTTGGTTTAAGGGTGATATCTCTAGGTGAACTAAACCCTTGTGCGTTTTCATCTCGAAATGAAAATTGGAATTTGGCTTGTGAATTGTCTGACAATACATGCCCTGTTTTAACTCGCATCGTAATTTCGAACGATGTTTTAAGTTGACCTTGTAAACCATGATCAATGTGGCCTGTGGTCTTTTCGAAATGAATATCTGACCCGTTATCATCATAATTATCACTTTTCATCTCATATACATTTGAGTCTTTCCATGACCCAAAAAAGTGTTTGTTCCATGCTTGTGCATAGGCATATTCTTGACCCAAAAATCTCTGTTTAGTTTGTAGCCCTGAATTAAAATAGTTCCATTCCAACCAATAATTGCCAACAATATCAAAAACAAATGACTTGTTTTCTGTTGGAAAGTCAAATTTAAGAAAATGGCGGCCTTGATACGAAATGTAATTCGCCAAACAATCATCAACAGTTGTAAAACTGTGTAATGTTCTGTCATATGGGGTACTCAAAATGGTGACATTTGTACCATTAATCGATACAAAACGTCGCATGTCATCCAACATGTAACCCACCTCATTGGCATAAGCAAAACTATACTTTGACATGCCACCCCGTGATGATGTGGTTCCTTGCAACCTTACAAATGGGGAAATACCATCATTGGCCCAAAACTCAATTGAATTTGAGCCGACAATTGTGATGATTCGACGATTGACATACAACCCTAAAATGATGTCGGGTTGTGCCTCAGCGGTAAAAACATCAATAGACAACCAAACAGTTGGTGCATTGATAAAATCAGCAAAATAAAAATAGGGGGTATTGACTCGATTAACAATGAGCCAATAGTCAAGAAATGCCACATGGCTTACGGTTGTTGGGGCATCTGCATCGGCAATGTAGGCGGTATTGGCTGTGCCATCCGTGTATACCATCCGACCACCATTGGCCATGACAAGCGTCGTACCATTTTGAGCAAAACTAACTCGACCTGACGTTTCAAGTTTGTCGCCTGTAATCGATGTCGTTGTTCCTGCCTCGTTAATCTTATAAATGAAGCCATCTGTGACCACTATAAGCAACGATTTCTCATGCCACCAAAAAAGGCCATCAATTGCCTTAGCCGTTCCAATGTCTTTATGTATTGATAATCCGTCACGTTTTACTGTTATTGCCTTTTCATTCGATGAGTCGATAAAGCCATTAAACAGTGAATCCGAGAAATTATGGAGTCCAATTTCATCAATATTTTGAAATGGGGGAGTATTAAAAGGTAAATCAACGTGTCTAGCCATCAAGTCGCCCCTCAATTGTATTTATTTTTGAATCAATTTTAGACACTCGATCAAGAAAATCAATGTTTAATCTCGTCATGTCATTTCTAAATTTTTGAAGTTCAACCAATAAGTTCTTATTTGATTCTTGGTTCACCTTCGCTAACTCTTTGTTTAGATATTTTAGTTCAGTAATTTCTTTGTCCAAAATATCTAAATGATCTTGATGATCTTCGATTTTCTTATTAAATCGCATTTCGTGCTTTTCGAGCGTTGAAATTGCTTTGCTTTTTTCGAGCTTAAAAATGTGTCTTGGCAACAACAACTTCCAAGATATTGCTTGGTTGATTACCAAACATATAATAATGATTTTAAGTTGTGCGTCAAAATTTGATTCTGTAATGAATAGTAAAAGATCACTCATGGTTCGACTGGCTGTGGTTCACTTACCTCATCACTTTGTTTAATTTTAGGTGCAAAATCTTTAACTTTTTGAATTGTTTCTTGCCAGATGTTTGTATTGTTTTTCTGATCCCAAAACAACATATCAAGTTGATCTTCAATTGTAGGATATTGTGTTATCCGAATGGCTTTGTAATCATAATTTTCATAGTCACTAGGCAATGTCTTATGATTTAGAACCTTTGTTGATTCATCCTCAATATTATTAATAACTTCAATATAATGAGTTTCCCCGTATTTAAACTCTCGTGGACTTCCTTTTGGGTATTCTTCAACTAATTTTTGATTTACATAATAATTAAACATTTTAACTCCTATATGACTCTATTTGGGAATAATGATATTCTGACCCATTCATTTGTTGCATAACTACCAGTTGAGATTAGTCCAAAATCTCCATAAAAATTGTACAAATCATTATTGGCCCCAGCATCAAGATGATACACTTTAGCCTCGGGTCCACCACGCTCATACTTATAGTTCATGTCTTGGGTGTTCAGGCCATGTCTGTAATGAACATAGTTGCCGCTTGAATGATAAACAAAGCCACTATGGACCATTGGTTGTCGCCCAGTTGAACCATCTGACTTTGAGCCATACACATCAAGTCGGTGTGATGTGGAGACTGGCGTTATACTGCTAGACGACGCATTATATCTCGTCCACTTGGGCATACAGAATATTGAATCTAATTCTACTGCATCCCCAATCTCAAAAATTATGCCTTCAAACCCCTGTGTAGTTCCACCATTTTTTGTTATTCTTAATTCTTGAGAGTCAAGGGATATACCGTCCATATAAGAATCGTACAAGACTTGAATGAATGAACCTTGACCATAATTGTCTGTATCAGTATTTATATATCGCAAATTGCTTGAGGCTCCCCCTAAACTAATTTTTAGCTCGCCTCGATCGCTTGATACACGCGTAATAAGATATATGGCTTTAACGTTCGTAGGCGTTGTAATGGTTACATAATCATTATTTGTGGTTGTGGTTGTGTATCGCCCAAGAAATGACTGACCTGAATCTGTGGGGGTCCATGAACCACTATAAGTAAAATCGGTTGAATCTGACCCCACCGCGTAGCTATCTTTTCCACATATCAATGATCTAGCACATGCTGTTGGGCACTTCGAGCTGTAATGTGCCCAGCCATTTATGCCATATCTTTGACTTGCTGAACATGTTGTTGTAGTGAGCTTGACGGTGTGAACCCCTTCAGGGAGTGACCCGTTATCAAGCCGCACCCATACAGTTTGTCCAGCTCCATAGCTTGGTAAACTAATGCTTGAATTTTTTACATAAGTCGCCCCATTATCAATTTCAACTGAAAAAACAGAATTGTGGGATGATGACACATACAAACTAACGTAAATCGAACTGCCATAAAATTTATATTCTACAGTTGCATTATTAGATAGAGCTTCATTAAATACTCCATTCCACATCATTGTTAAAGTCCTGAGTATATAACTCCAAGTTCCACCAAATAATGTCGTCAATGGCGGTACATCATCAATAGTTGGTGCTGATGATGATGCTGAGTATGCTTTTTGAGTCATTGGGGTTTGAACTAGATAGGTTGCGTATGAGAAGCCTTCGATGCCCGTAGTGTCAGTTCCAGTCAATATCGTTACTTTGACCTTGTAGTCACCGTATTCTAATCCTTGGTATAACTCCGTTACATTATTATAGTTGTAGTCACCTGCCATGCTAGTATTAAATATCTTTTTGCTGTGGTATGTTGCCCCATCATCATCACTCAATTCAACTGAAAAAAAGCCTGTTGAAGTGTTATCTTTAGTGTAAATTATATTACAACTAACCCCACTAAAACTCAAAATTGCAGTTGAACCTGCAGTCGATGATCTTTTGATCCTCCCGAAAAAAAAGCTACTTGAATCACTATTTGTCCAAGTACCACTATAAACAACTTCACCATTCACTGAATCTGCAGGAACCAATATTGTATCAATGTATTGAAGATTGGTTTTATCTTCTTGAACATAATCAAATTTAGTTCCAAACGGTACCTGCTGAAACATTTGTTGGTTATCGTAATAGCTATTTTCAGTGTCTTCTTTTTGGTTAATTGAAAAATTCGTTTTAAAATGACCATCTACAGTTTTATTTTTAATAGAGATACGAGCGTCCAAGATATCACGATCATAAATGGTATTACCTGCTGTACTTGCCTTTCGATACACATAAGCTATAGCGTCTTTTCCTGCTGTGCCTGATGGGTAGGTTGGATTAGCCGAAGCTGTACCATCAACAACACTATATGTGCCTGCTGATGCATCCAATTCGACTAAATCCCATCGTGGGTTTGAAGCGTTTGAACTGGTTAGACTAACCGTGACAACGCTTGCATTGGCTGAAACATAAACGGCCCCATCACTACCATAAAATGTACTTGATGATCGATCATCGACTTGAACACTTTGGCCTGGGGTTGCTGATTGGGAGCACTCAAAATTACCAGCACCAGACAAATAAACATAGCCTTTTTCAACGTTCAAATTAGGAACTGAACGTAGCCCTGCGATCTCTAACGATGTCATGTTGACTTCACCAGCCGAGCCATATACAACGCCCTTTGAATTTACAATTGTGCCACTGGCCGAACCATCCAGCAAATTTAGCTCTGATGCTGTACTTGTCACGCCATCCAAAATATTTAATTCTGAGGCCGTTGAAGTAACACCATCTAAAATATTTAATTCTGATGTTGAAGCTGTAACGCCATCCAAGATGTTTAATTCTGATGCTGTTGCTGTTACACCATCCAAGATGTTTAATTCTGATGCTGTTGCTGTTACACCATCCAAGATGTTTAATTCTGATGCTGTTGCTGTTACACCATCCAAGATGTTTAATTCTGATGCTGTTGCTGTTACACCATCCAAGATGTTTAATTCTGCCGCTGTACTTGTGACTGATACACCACCCAATTGCAACGTATCGCTCACATTAACAACGCCATCAAGGGTTAAATTGTCGTGTGTGCCACTGGACCATACACTTGGAACAACATTGTTTCGATCATCAAATGTTGTCGTGCCTGACCCTCGAAAAATATTGTATAACGGGGCCTCAATACTTCCATTAATTGTAACTGTTATACCACTTGAAACGGTCAAAAATGCACCCATTTCAAACTTGAGGTTAATATTACTGGGAATCGTTAAGTTACTTGTGATTGCATAATTGGCTGGGGCTAAATATACCGTTCGATCGGCTCCTGCCGCATCACTAACCGCCAACGATATTCGTGTGCCGTCATTGGATGAACCATAATTCTTAGCCTCAATGTAATCGGCTGAACTCGCATCTTGAGGATTAAATTGTAAACTTGAAAATGTTCTTAATAAAACGCCATTTTTGTCATATATTTTGACTGTATATGTGCCATCCAAAAAAACGGTTGCTGAACCGTTCAAATCTAAATCAACACCATTATTTGAATTTAATGTTTTTGTTGCAACTTTTTCTGAATCTGCAAAAACGGATTTTAATGTGCTTCCGTCACTTTCATAAAATATCGCCCAACCACCTGAATTGGGTTGACCAGATTGATTTAAAACCCCCGACAACAAAAAATCTGCTTGTAATGCCTGTGCCATTATTTGTACCCTCCTAAAGTAAATTGAATGTCGCCCATTTCATGATCGTGCATTCGTGCATTTTTTAAATGGTCATTCGCCAAATCTTTAATTAAGCCATACTGTTTGGCACTCACACCCCTTGATGGGGCAATCAATAACGCCAAGTTATATATCAAGGCTAAATTAAATTCTCTTAGAATGTCGGGATTGTTTGAACCTGAATCAAAATCCTGTGGATAGGTTAAACAATTCAGTTCCAACACATATTTTGTTGAATCGTCAGGGTAGGGCAAAATGAACACCTGCGGCACTGCACCTTTCCTAAAATATAAACGTGTTGGCTTGCCAGTTGAATCATTGTTCAACTGCGTTTTGTAATCTTCAAATGTTGTTGTAATAATTAATGGTTTTAAATCCACGCCTTCACGAATAAATGCGTGATCTAATGCAAAAATGTGGTTTGGTAATTCATATTGATTGCTTGATACATAACGCTTATCGGTATCATGGGCCGCTCCTGCCGAGGTTGTAAGAGCTTTCCAATAGCTCATGTATTGATTGCCTGTCTTTGGCTTGTTGTTGTTTGTTGATATGTGCGTTTCAATGCACTCATAATCCAAACCATCTGAACCCAAAGCGACACTGCTTGCATGCAATGGAATCACAAACTTTTCTTCGTTCCATACTGAAATGCCACTTGATCGCCAACTCGCCAATAAATCATTCAATAAGCTCTCGCCTCTAGCGATTTGATCGTTGGTTAATGCCACACCACTGGCCATGGCACCAACCGCTCGAAAAGCCTCTTCAATGATTGAATTTCTTGTTCGATTAAAATTATAACTTTTTGATAACGATGGCTCGCTATCATACATCAATTCCAACTTTGTTACTTCTGGCCTGACACTGGCTGATGTCGTTTTTAGAAATATTCTGATTTGAAAACTTTCAATTTTTAGTCGCTCCAATTGTGGAATCAATGTGGCCGCTGTATTGGCTTGTGATACAGTGCCATTGCTTGTCACCCAATTGTTGCCATCATAATAGTAATCCAATCCTGCATTGTATATTGTGTATAAAACCTCTGTATTGGTTGGCTTAGTTGAATACTCATTCAACTTTAAAATTCGATTGGCTGTAACGTTCGTGTTATATAAAGCGTTTGGACTGGCTGTGCTATATGTTGTACTACCTAAATCTTTTAATCGTATAACGCCACTTGTCACTTCAATTAATGACGCATCACTGAGCGTCCAATCACTTGCAACATCAAAATTTAAAGTTTGAGTTTCCATTTAAAAAATCCTTATTGTCTTTGACTCTTTTTTCTTTCTGACCAAATCGGGGTGTATCGGGTCCAAGTATCGGGGATGCACATACTGGCCATCCCATTGCTTAACAAGTTTTCCACTTAAAAACTTGAAGCCTGATGCATCACAATATCTTAAAAATTGACCTGACACGTATTTGTTTTTCATGTGTGTATTACGACGAATGGGCCTTGCAACACAATGTCACAAGGCCACAAACTCAAATTATGCTCCTGGCGATCCGTAGATTGAACGTGGGTTGTACCAAGAAAATAACATTCTGAAATATGTTTTGAACTTCGCAATGTCAGTATCAAAATCATTTTCTTTCGTAAATTCTGGTAAAACACGTTTCTGACAAATCAACCCGTCTTCACTTGTTCTCAAGAACCATGCGTCTGCATCTGTTACGTAATGAGATATAACAAACTCAACGTCACCCTTAAATGGGTTAATTGCGTTGTATGCTGATTCTGGGGTCAATTCTGAACCAAGAATTTGTTTGGCAACTCGTGCAAACGTTGGGCTAATAATCAAACGCTTTGGCTTAACTTTGATCTTTTTTCCTCGGCCGTCTGTTAAAGCCGCAATGTCTATTGTGGCTTGCTCGTATGAGGTCATTGAAAGGTCTGCCGCTGTTGCAATTCGGTTGCTATATGTAGAACCATTGCCGTACTTGTGAGCTGTTGAAAATAACTGCTCGCCGTCGGCTCCTGCCGCTCCACCTGAAAAACCATTGTTAAGGATGTTGGCTCCCAATGTCTCAATGGTATCACCTACAGATTGAGCCAATGCTTTTGAAAGTTTGCTGATCTCTGCGTATTGGTCATCGTCAACCATTTCACGGGTTACTTTAAAGCCTAACGTGTACTTTTTATTCACAAGCTGTGATTTGTACCCTTGGCTTGGGTCGTCATAGGTTGTTGAAACGCCTTCGGCACTTTCTGGAACTGCACCAAAGGAAATCATCTCTTGATAGTTTTCGTATGATTTATTTGATGTTACGTCATCGAAAATCTTGGTGTACTCTGGCTCCCACTGTTCAACATGTGAACCAAAAACTTCTTTCAAACCTGGGTATAATAATTCTGATAATGAACTGGATGTTGCTGTCATTTATTCTACTCCTTAAATCGCAACGCCATTTGCTTTGTACGCATGTTCATTAGGCGTAACAAAAACGTCGGCATTGTGTCCAAATGAATTACCTGGACGTTCCACTAAATTCAAAATTCTTAACTGTGCGGATGCTCCATCACCAGCCAAGGTTTCGCTCAATTCGGCACCTGCAACACCTGTATCGGTATTTCCTGAATGCGTGAAAACGAAATCGGCACAATCGCCAATAACAGCCGATGTAGGGGCTGTTCCTGCTGAATCAAACTGAATTTCATAGATTGCGTTAGGGTCATCGCAAACAACAACTGACCCTGCGGTTGAGGCCGCCAACGTCTTTACTGGTACGCCATTTGAATCCAAGATTGTTTGAACAACGCCAATGAAATCGTCGCTTGCCGCACTCATCCCATCAACATTTCCGTCAGTTGATAACTTTACGGGTGAATTGTGGAATATCGCCACTGAATTTGATGCGTCTACGCTGTATTTACGTTTGGTTGGCTCACCGCCACCTAAACGACCAACAACAACGGCACCTTTTGGTGTATCTGTATTTGCCATACTGATCTCTCTCCTTTTTTAAATTGATTATTTTTATTCTACTGAGGCATAACCAACAGAATGACCACCATGATTGCCCATAAGGGATTGGTGATTTTCGAGCTGTTGCCTTTCATCAACTTGCAAAGACTTAAAGTAATTTTCTCTTTCAATTGCCAATTCCTCTGGCATTTCCATTAAAAGCATTTCACGGCGTTTGACTTTTCCGTCGGTGAGTTTTTGATCAATGATGCCTAAATCTTCAATTTCGGCTTGATTGACTGGTTCCCAGCCTTCAAATTTCATCTTTTCAACTCGACCGTTCATGTCGGTGTTGACCCATTTACGCCTAAAACCAGGGCGACTTTCTGCGTCTAACATTCCGTATTGCTTCCACGCTCGCTTACCTTCTTTACGCTTTACAATCGATGATCTACCAGGGTTTAAAGTACTTTGATTCCCAGAACTTTCAGATTCACTCAATTTTGAACCTTTTCTTTGAACAGAATTAGAGTCTTCTGAAACTTGGGCAAGAACCTTGTCTTGAATGTCTTTTAATTGAGTTTCATTTAACTCAATTTCTTTGACTGAGCCATCATCATAGGTGACATTAAAATAGCCATCCAATTCAGCTTGCTCTACATCCACAATACTG